CAGCTATAGCCTCTAAGCCAGGTGCAACACCCGTCAAACCTTCACCAAGAGATGTTAAAAATATTTTTAATCCTTTACCCAAACCAGCTATACCCTTACCTACACCTTCTCCGAGTGCCCCTATACCAGCACCTAAACCCTTACCTAAAGCAGTAATTATATTATTACCTACCCCGGCATCCGCACCTGTTTGCTTTGCCGTTTCAGTTTTTGTATTACCTATAGATGTAGAAAATATTTTCTTAATGGTTTCAACTGCTTCAGAACTAATACTTGCAATACTAACTGGTTGTACTTCCACCTCTGCAAGTGCTGCTGCAGCTGCGGCCCCTCCTTCAAGATCAGCTGTAGTGCCTTTACTTGAAGTAGTCGTTACATTTTCAGATAGTTGCTTAGAAAGATCAGTAGCTAATTTCTTACTTCTATCATCTTCTTCTTTATCTTTTTGCTTTTTACGGGCATCATATTTCTTATCTTCTTCTTTAACTGCATCTGAATTCTTAATATCTTTATCGTACGCTTTAAACGAGTCAATCATTGTTTGCTTAAATGATGGACCTATTGCTTTAGATATACTGTCTAAAGTGTTTATCTGTAAAATATTTTGGGCAGTTATGGTTTTGTTACCAGTATCTATAGACGTTATAAGCGCTTTCATTTGCGCATTAGCGTTATTAGAATTTGCCAACATTGCATCTAACCACTTTTGTGGTATAGATCCATTATCCTTAGGCTTTAATGTTGCTATTAAAGACGAAATAAATCCCGGATCGTTGGTTTGATCTGCCATATACCCAATTACTTAGGTGTAGAACAGTAAAAGCGTTATTAACTTACAATAAACAGCGTGCTATCTATTAATAAAACCAAGTCATTAACTGTTTCACCGGTATCAATATTTTCACCTGTAATAGTTAATAAATCCTTTTGTACTGTTACATACTTTTCCATATACTTTAGTACACCCTGTATTGCATTGTTAGGTAGCTTTTCAAGCAATGCATGTCGTTTTGCAAAAGGTAAAGATGCATAGTTTACATCTTGAGTTTGATTATTATATGTAACCACCACACCTTTAATAAACTTAGATACTTCACCCACAAACGCATCACCAATGGTATCGGTAATTTGAGATGAAAGTACCTGTTGATCGTTAATTGTTTTTTCTCTTAATTGTTTTTCTATACTATAATGCTCAGATATTAGAGGTGCACCGACTTGTATGTTAAATGTACCATCATTAACAACGTCTCCTGCAGGTATGGTAACCTCTTTAAGAGCATCAATAATTGTTTGTAAATTAACTTTGTATTTGTTTGCGCCTTGTTGTAGTGTGTAGCTTGTACCAGCAGTAAACACTCGTAACTGTACAGCAATTGCAGCTGCATCAATAGTGGTTAATAAAGATACAATAGCCGGTTCAGTACAATTTTCTTGTATTAAATTATAAAATGCGATCGTAAAGCGAGTCTGGAAAACTGGATTATCAACTGCAGCTTTTAGTATATTTTTTTGTTGACCTGTACTAATACTTTTAAACTTTACTTCTCTTTGCAGACTTGGTATATAAAGCGGTACTGTTACCTCCTTATTGATTGTATCCAATACTGAAAGGATGTCGTTGAAATTGTTACTCATATAATGACTTATGGTTGCAATATTGTTTATCAAGCAAACTCATTCGGTACATTCGCACCAAGACTTGCAGGGCTGTTGTTTGATTTCGGGTTACTTGCAGCTATCTCTTCTTGTACTTGTTGTACATAAAGATTCCAATACAATAGTTGTTCTGCAGGTGTTATAGAGTCTGCATAATCTGGTGTAAAGTTAGCTTTACTAATTAAGTTTAAATTTATTTTGTATAAATTAATTAAATCGTCATTAAAGATTAATTTACAAAATTCGAGAAGCACGTTCGTGTTTGTAGATATAGGTAAATCAACCACCGGTGTTTTGCTGTAAGGGGAAGGCACCACTAATAGCTTTAATTTAGATAATTCCACTTCAACTTCAGATAATGAATCATATACTTTAGTGGTTAATGACAGTGGTAGGGCATCCACGAATTCAACTCTTTTGTCAAACGGTAATAATTTAAAATCGATAGTTTTATCTTCTACTAATAATGTATCAATACTGGAAGCTAATTGATAGCTAAACGTTTTTTCGGGTTCTAAGTTAACAAAATGTATTTCATCTTTAGCTTTAATAATACTATGAGTAACTGTAACATTTTCATGTAAAACAGTTCTATTATAAGTTACGCTTTCTAACTTAGATACTAAATCTTCAATACGTAAATTGTATTCAAACGTTTTTTTAGTTTCTACACAAGTTGCTTTAAGTTTAAGATCTGGACTTATACAAATAGACCTTACTTGAAGCAGTAATATGATCTTATCTATAGCATTGAGTCCTCCCTGTAATATCCCGGGAGAAGCGTGTTCTATAAGCTGGTTTAAATGATGTACAAACTCTGTACTATCATTATTATAAAGGGATTTAACCAAGTCTTTATACAACTTGGATGTAACCTCTCCTACCCATATTTTCTTATTATTAAATCCGGGTAGCTTAACTCCATACGTAAATGCCATTATAATGACTTATACCAGTAATATAAAAAATCTTTAAGCTCTACCTTGCGTATATAGTACTCTGTACTTGTTATATACAAAGCTTACAGGTGCTATTCTTATTTCAGCTTTACCATAAGAATAAGAAGACTCACCAAGAGAAACCGGTGCACAGGACTGAAACTCAAATATCTTTCTTATACCTGCATTACCTTTGTCGTTATTATTTTTATCGTAATGAACAACAGTTATATCAGTTCTAACATTTTGAGTAGATGTTTTAGCACGCGTTATTAAACCGTAATGCCCAACAAGCGTTATCCAAGGCCTGAGAACGAAGTCAATAAATGATTTATTTGTTTCTAAGAAACCTATTTTTAACGGTTCATATTGGCCACGAGAAGTACTAACTATTCCACCTATTAAACCACCACTTGAACCGTCTAACGGCTCATGTCTTTGTGTGCCTACAGACTCACCGGGTATGTCTATACCTTGTGCAAACAGACATACCGGGCCACCATGCACACCGTGAGTTTGTTTAGTTAGTTCTGTATATAAATCTTTTAATGACGGATTAACGTCCCAGCTGGTTTCATATGCTTGCCAAGGATCGGTATCAACTAATTCTTCATCCGTCCATGCATCTGTAGTAAGTGCTTTAGGAAAATCAAAGCTTATTAAAAAATTTGATTCGACCGGTATCTGAGTGTTCGGGTCACTTAAAAACTTTATAAACGTGTTGACTTCAGAGCCAGCGTTTTGTGCGTTAGCTTTTGGTCCAATTAAAAAAGACATTACCTACCCCCTAATAAGTTTTTAACAGTTTTGGTAACAAGTTTTGAAGCTATATTGCCTAAACCGTTAGTTACACCAAAATTATTACCTAAACTTAAACCTGATGTTATACCTGAACTTGGACCTGTTTGCCAGTATTGATACGCAATAGTAGCTTTTACTTCTTGTATACCACCTGACTTAGTTAAATCATAAGCTATATCATCAATCTTAGTAATGAATGCACCTAATAGTGTATATACTTTAATTTCGTTTAACTGGTCATCGATGAGAGAAAGATTTATAATGTTTTGATTTAAATCTCTTGGCTCCATATTACCATATGATTGAGTTTCATCAAACGTATCTGTAATTGAGTCCTCTAACATCGACCTTAAATTATAATCTTGAGTACAATAGAACGTAACGTTCCATGCATTGTTATTATCAAACTTTACTGTACCGGGTATTTGAAAATCTAACCCCATAAAAGGAGCTGTTGTTGTGCTAATAGACTTACCAGGTAAACTTGCTGTCTTTAAAAATACTAAATCTTGATCTTGTAATGTAACACCGTTAACGTTAAATGACGTAATTCTAAATTGAAAATCCCTTGCAAAGCCGACGTTGGTTGCATTGGTGTAAAAATCTCTGATAGTTTGTCCTTGAACGGATGCCATATATTATACTTATAATTAGGATGGTAATAAATCTTCGGAAGTAATATACTGAAAACCTAAAGTTGCCTGTAATTTAGCTATATCACCACCAGCTGCTAAACTATATTCTATAGACCCTACGTTTTGTAAAAACGCACCAACAAGTCTGTATTTACGTATTACTGGGTATGTGTCAGGGCTGTTAGGTCCTGAGTTATTCAATAAATCTAACTCTACACTACAATCCCACCAGTTTGGTACATTAGATTGGGACGTATGTTCATCAAATGTATCTACTGACCATTTTTCAAGAACGTTTCTCAATACGTAGTCTCTATCACAGTAAAATGTTAATGCCCAGCTGGCGGATTCAGGATACTGTGCAACCATTGGAACTGTATACTTAAATGATTTAAAATCTACAGTGGTAGTTGTTATAGTACGAGACGGTATAGTACCGCTTTGAGCATACAAAAATAAGTTTTCAGAACTGTCAGATGCAGGGGCGTATATATCGGAAGTACCGCCTGTACCATTTCTTGATATAGAATTAATTCTAAACAGATTAGTACGAGCAAATCCACGATTTGTTGCTGTTTT